TTTTATCAGATTTTTATCAGATTTTTAAATATTTATATGGTATGGGAAGAAAGAAAAAATACTTAACAGAAGAAGAAAGGTTAGAGGCACAAAGAAAAGATAGTATGAAATACTATTTAAATAATTGTGAAAAAATTAAAAAAAGAAATTTAAAAAAATATTATGAGAGAAAAAAAATCAGGGATTTATAAAATAACAAATTTAATCACTAACAAAATTTATGTTGGATCAACTTTAGATTTTGATGGAAGGTGGTGGGACCATAAAAAAAGACTAAGAAAAGGTAATCACCATTCAATAAAACTACAAAGATCTTATAATATTCATGGTGAAAATAACATACTTTTTGAAGTGCTTGAGGAGTGTGGTACTGATGAATTATTAATTAAAGAACAGTATTACATGGATTTATATGACACATACAAAAATGGGTATAATTGTAGACCAAAGGCTGAAAATCATTTGGGTGCTAAAAGGTCTGAAGAATCTAAAAAAAAGATGAGTGAATCGGCTAAAAAAAGTAAAAGACAACCTTGTAGTGAAGAAACTAAAAAAAAGATATCTGCGGCTAATAAAAATAAAGTATCATGGATTAAAGGTAAGAAACAAACTAAAGAACACACTATAAACGCTTCAAAGTCACACTGTAAAAAAATAAAACAATATGATATGCAAGGTAATTTCATTAAAGAATGGGATTCGATAAAATCTTGTATTGAAACTTTAAATATGGATAACACAGCTTTATGGAAGGTTTTAAACGGTAAATATAAACAAACTAAAGGTTATGTCTTTAAGTATTCGTCCCCAAAGAAAGTATTAAATCAGATAATATAGAATACTCATTATTTTTTTCACCTAAAATTGTTGAAGAAATATATTTTTTCTTTTCTAATAACTCAAATATTTTTTCTTCTATAGTGTCTTGGAATATTGGGTAATATACGTTCACAGTTTTATCTTGTGAAATCCTGTAATTTCTATCCTCAGCCTGTTGATGGTTGGACGCTGAAAAATCTAAATCATGGAATATTGTGGTATCTGATGCGGTTAATGTAATGGCAGAACCCGCTGAAATAATGTTACCAATAAAAACTCTAATCTTAGGGTTGTTTTGAAATTCGTCGATAGATTTTTGTTTTTCCTTATCTGACATTTCACCATTATGACAAACAGCTAAATCACCAAATTCTTTTTTAAGTTCTTTTAATGAATCAGTGAAAACAGTAAAAACAATAATTTTTTTATCATCAGATTGATCCAAAAAATTATGAACCATATCTACGGTCATTGGTACTTTTTCTTTTGAAATAAATTTTCTAAGAACACCCATTTCAACCATTTGTCTACCTGCACCTAATTTTTTACCTTCAACTTCTAACCAAAATAAATAATCATCAAAAGCTTCTTTATATCCTTTACGGTTTTCTAAGTCTAAATAAAACGGTGATATAATTTTTGGTGGTAAATCTAAATGGTCTTCTTTTTTTCGACGAAGAATGTAATTTTTAGTTTTTTGGTGTAATTCTTCCAAGTTAGACGCGCCGTCAGTTAACCAAATTCTTTTAATTTTACCTGAAGCAAGTTTTTTATTAAAAGATTTTGCTGCACAATACCTGTAAGCAAAGTGTTGAAAGTTGTCTGCTACAGGAATATTACATACCTTTAATAAGTTATAATAATCCATTGGTCTATTAGCAATAGGTGTACCAGTTAGCAACCAAATTTTTTCAATATTTTCTGAAATTTGTGCTACAACTTTACCACGAATAGAACCTTTGTTTTTAATCATGTGTGCCTCATCAACAATTAATAAATCAAATTTTTCTTCGTTGATGTAACTTTTAGGTTCAGTTTTTTTTCTTTTATCTTCTATTTCGTGAAAACGATTAAGAATATCATAATTAATAATTGTAAAAAATTTAGGTTGCCAAAAACCTGACTTTACAATTGTTACATATTCTTCATCAATATATTCTGTAATTTCACGGAACCAATTAATCTTAGCATTTGCTGGGCAAATAACCAATATTTTTTCTGCTCCTGATAATAAAGCGGCCGCAATAGCCGATTTAGTTTTACCTAACCCCATATCGTCAGATAAAATGGATTTATCTTTTTTTAATAAAAACTTAACAGCATTTTCTTGGTGTGGGAATAAACTTCTATTCTTTTTGTTTATTTTATTAACTGAATCGAAATTAACTTCTAAATCTTCATAAGGTTCATAAAACATATCGGTTAAAATTTGTGTTTTAGGTATGTAAAATAAAATAGATTCTTTTTGGTTCTTATAAAGTTTACCTTTTACGTGATAAGATTTTTCACTGTCAGCTAACAAAGTTTCCACAAACACACGTTCAGGAATATTTTTTAATTCATATTTTTCTTTTAACTGTTCACCCAAATAAGGTGTAATATCAACAACTTTATTAATTGTTGTTGGTTCCCTATCAAAATTATCCGTAATGTATTGAATCTGATTAGGTGTAAGCACAAAGAAACCTTCACGTTCTAATTTATTTTTTATTTTTAGAATATGTTCATTGGTTCCGTTGTAAGAACGAATTTTTTCTAAAGTATTTCGGTTCTTTAATTTGGTTAAATCCACCATGACGAAATAAATATAATATCTAACTGTGTAAAATAAAGAAAATAGAAATTATTGAAATATTTATTAGAATAAAACTTTGTTATGGCTAAGAAAAAATTCCCGATAAACAGAATTGGAAAATTCTACGATGAGATAGACTTTGGTATTGAAAATGAAATGGCCCGTGAATATGTGGAGGGTGATTTAAATTTTGTTATAGTTCTTTTTCAAGTCGATAGAACAGAGACTCAAGTAGACGATGTTTACGGTGAGGCAAAATCAGGTGAAATTAGGTTTAAGGCACCAAAGGAGTTACGTGTTAAATTGGCTTTAGATGTTGCCGAAAACAAATCGTATTCTGGTGGTATGAATAGAATATTGGATTATGGTCAGTTAACATTTCACATATTCCAAGACCAATTAATTGAAATGAGTTGTGATATATCTTATGGTGATTATATTGGTTACTCAGATAGAGAAGATAATATAAAATATTTTACAGTAACAAATGATGGTAAAATATTTTCAGATAACGCACATACAAGAATTGGTTATAAAGGTTACTACAGAACCATAACTTGTGTAACAGCAGACTCAAATGAGTTTTTACCAAATTATTAATTAAATTATGATAGTTGGTTATAATAGAACAATTGATATTTATTAATAAATGGCATTACCTAAAAAAATAAAAAAAGATATAAATTTACTAACACCTAAACCAGGTATAAATCCTTATTTAGGTGGTGGTGAACAATTTATTGAGCAAAATCCCGCAAATTTACCTCGTGGTGTTGATTTTGCCGATTTAGATAATGGTTTTGTTGATTGGGTTGGTAAAGATTTAAATGTAGTAGTTGAGGGTGATTTAGTTCCAGTTTCATTTTTAACGGCTCAAAGATGGTCTGAATTTACAAGAACTTGGCAAAATTCCGATAAATATAAAAACATTAAAATACCTTTTATATCTGTTGTTAGAAATCCAGATGTACAAAAAGGCACAAATCCCGAAGATTTTAATATACCTTTAAAAGATTATCGTATACCTTACATGACAGTACCGACATGGGACGGCAGTAAAAAGGGTGCCGACGTTTATTTAATTCCACAACCTGTAAAGGTTGATGTTACATATACTTTAAGGTTTTTTACTTATAGAATGAGTGAGTTAAATGTTTTAAACCAAAAAGTTTTATCGACATTCGCTGCCGCACAATCTTATGTTAATATTAAAGGTCATTATTTTCCAATAATGTTAGAAAGTATTGGTGATGAATCCACAGTTGATGATTTGGATGGTAAAAGGTATTATGTTCAAACATATGAATTAAGAATGATGGCTTATATCTTAGATGAAGAAAAGTTTGAAATTAGACCTGGGTTAGAACGAGCTATTCTTTCTTATGAAGTTGAATCCAAGAGACCTAAAGTTGTAACTAAGTTTATTAAAGATGAAAGTCAAAATGATAAAACAATAAATTTAATTATACAGTTTTTAGTTGGTTCACCCACAACTGTAACTTTTGTTGCCGATTCTTTAGCCAATTTTGTTTCAATTGATGTGTCTAATGTTTCAAATATTACTATTTATGTTAATAACACACCAGTAACATTACCTTTCTTTTTAAATTTAGATGATGTTGTCGGTATTAGTATTGTTAGAAATAACTCAGCAGAAATGTCTGAGATAATATTAAGAGGAACTGTACCATTATGATGAACATGTCCAATTTTTGTGGTGGGGGTGATATAACCAAAATTTATATTGTGGGTGCCGGTGGCACTGGTTCCACAACAAATACTGATATTTATGTCACAGGTTTTACTTATGATAACAGTATTTTAACAATAAGTCAAAACGGTGGACAACCAAATTTAAATGTTATTTTACCAACATTTATTACTGGTAGCACTGATTATTATGTAACTGGTGGTACGTATTCTAATGGTGTTTTAACTTTAAATAGACAAAATGGTTCTTTAACTATAACAGGTTTTACTATATCATTTACAGGAAACACTTCAGGTGATTGTATTACAGACTTATTTGTTAGTAATGTTAATTCTTGTTCACCATTACATATTCAACCAATAAATAATGGAGATGTTTATATTTCTGAAAGTGGTGGTAATGTAGGTATTGGGACTACAAATCCGTTATCAACATTAGATGTTAATGGTAAAATTACTACCACTAATTTCCAAATGACCTCTGGGTCTACTTATGGGTATGTATTAACTTCTGATGTAAGTGGTAACGCATACTGGGCTCCTCCTTTTTCTGGTACTAGTGTCGATACTTACGTAACTGGATTTACGTATGATGGTTCTAATAATTTAACTATATCTCAAAATCAAGGTCAAACAAATTTAAGTGTTAATATATCTACAATAACAGGTCTAACCTCAACGGGTAATATTTATTATTCTTTTGGATCTGGTTGGACTCAAAATCAAACCGTTGATTATATTTCGGCAGCAACGGGTAATATTTTAGTCACAAAAGAGTGGGTAGAAAGTTTGTCCACAGATTTATCTTCTTCTATCGCGGTTAATGTTGCCACAACAGCGGCCTTACCGGCCTCAACTTATAACAACGGTACTAACGGTGTAGGTGCGACACTTACAAGAAACACAAGTGGTACAACTGGTACCATAAATGGTATAACTGTTGAGTTAGGTGATAGAATTTTGGTTAAAAATCAGGTCTCACAAATTCAAAATGGTGTATATCAAGTTACCGTATTAGGTACAGGATCAACAGCTTTTGTTTTAACACGTACAACTGATTCTGACACAACTCTTGAATTTGACCCCCAAATTGTTATAGCAAGTAGAGGTACCCAAGCCGGTTTAAGATTTGCTCAAACAACATCTGACCCGATTGTTGGCACAAGTAATATTGTTTATGTAAATGTTGGTAGTTCTTTTGTGACACAAAGTGCTGCAGGTACTCAAACAAGTGGTAACATCCCTTTTTGGACAAATGTTGCAAGAGACCTTAGTAAAGGATCTAACACCCAACTATTTTGGGATAACGTTAATAAACGATTGGGAGTTGGTATTGGTTCACCTACCGCAAGTTTACACATTAAGGGTTCTGGAACAACTAATGCAACTTATAGTTTAAAAGTTCAAGATAGTTTAAATAGAAATATATTATCAACAAGAAATGATAATTTTGTTCTTGCTGGTGACAATGCAGTTAGTAGTTATTTATGGGTTAGTGGGTTAGGTGGACAATTTGGATTTAGTAATGAAAGTAGTTACCCTAATTTATATTTAAATTCTTCATATAATAATAAATTTTATATTTCAAATGGGGGTAGTGGTGGTAATGCCTTTGCTCAAATTAACACTAATAGTGGTAATTGGTTATTTTCTAGCCCCAATTCAAATGTTTATACCTCCACATTAAGTGATACTAAAGTTACTATTGTTGGTACGGGAACTACTTCTTCTGGATACGGATTAAAAGTTCAAGATAGTAACGGAATAAATACATTAGTTGTAAGAGATGATGGTAATATAGGTATCGGAACTACATTCCCATCAGAAAAATTAGAAGTTAGTGGAAAAACAAAGACTATAACCTTACAAGTTACGTCGGGAGCTACTGCTGGTTATATTTTAACATCTTTAGATTCTAACGGTAACGCTTATTGGGCCCCGTCATTTTATACAACCGCACGTATTACAACATCTGCAGCAACTTTAAATATTGGTACAAATTATTACGGTGTTAATTACAACGGTAATGTAGATATTTCGTTACCAAATCCAAGTGGTTATGATGGATATAATATTAATATTAAAGACGAAAGTGGTAATGCCGGTATTTATAGAATAAGATTAACACCTTTATCAGGGTTAATAGATGGTAACAATTATGTTGATATGAATATAAATTATATGTCACTTCATGTTGTCGCAAGAAATAATAATTGGTGGATAATTTAAATTAAAATATGTCTTATATATACAACAACAAAATAGCTTATTCCGATAGTCCAAATTTAGACGCGTTCGGAAGATTAAGAACTGCCGCGGTGACAAATCTTGTTGACATTAAACACGTCTATGATAAAAATCCACTACAAGTAAATGAAGTTACAGCAGGAACTGCAACATCTATTTTTAATCAAGAATATGCCAGAGTTAGAATGTCAACTTCTGCAAATAATGATTTGGTTATTAGACAAGGTAAAACACACCCAATTTATCAACCAGGGAAAAGCCAATTATTTCAAGCAAGTTTCTCAAATTTTCAATTAGAAACAAACGTTATAAAAAGGGTTGGAGCTTTTACATCAATAACAGGGTCACCATACAATTCGGTTTTTGATGGGTATTTTTTGGAAAGTAATGGAGTTACAAATGAAATTAGTTTTCAGATATGGAGGTCAGGTACAACAGTCTACACCGCATCAACAACCTCATGGAACAGTAATGAATTTGACCCAATAAATTTAGATTGGTCTAACACTAATTTAATGTCGGTTGATTATCAATGGTTAGGTGTTGGTAGAATGAGATTTGCCTTGGATTTAGCGGGACAATTAATTTATTTCACCGAACATAATTGTGCAAATAATGAACCAAATGTTTATATGTCATCTCCCAATCAACCTATAAGGTACGAAATAAGACAAGTTGGGGCTGGTTCTGGATATTTTGATATGTTATGTTCACAAGTGTCTTCAGAAGGTGCATTAAATGGACTTTATTCAACCGTTGGTGTTATAAACTCAACAACCGCAACTTTAGGAACTTCAGGTACAAAATACCCATATATTGGATATAGATTAAAAGAAAGTTATAAATCAGTGACATCACAATATAGTAGTTTAAGTGTTTTAAACACCTCAAATGATAATTACTTAGTGACCATTGAATATAACCCAACATTATCTGCAACCCCAAGTTGGACTGACATACCAAATTCACCATTTCAATACTCGGTATATAATGGGACTGTCACAACAACAATAACATCACCAGGACACATTATGTCATCATTAATTGGTGAAGCTGGAACATCCGCACTTACAACGATTAAAGTGGATGATAATCAAATTAGAGTCGGTTCTAATATTAATGGAACAGTTGATGAAATGTGGGTGTGTATAACACCACTAAGCAACACAGCAACATTTTTGGGAGCTGCTGAAATACTATATTATTTATAAAACGGACAATTATAATTATTACTAGCTGGTAACTAGTTATTCACCGTATATATCTTTTTTAGATTTTGTAACGGTAGGTTTTTCTTTACAACTTTCACGAATTAATTTTTCAACGAAAGAAAACATTTTAAGACCATTTTCTTCACAATAAGTTTTTAACAACTCATGTGTTACGGAAGTTATTTTTATGTTCTTATCTCTTTTCATAGTGTTAGTATTACATAAATATTACACTAGTCATACAAAAGTATTACACTAGTCATACTAATACTTATTTATTCTTTACTTTAAAAAACTTTTGAAAAAACTGACAATATTTATATTAAAAATAACATAAAGAAAAAAAATAATTAAATGGCTTCACAAAAAATATTTGTATCACCAGGTGTCTTTACTTCAGAGAAAGATTTAACCTTTGTAGCACAACAAGTAGGTGTAACAACCTTGGGTTTGGCAGGTGAAACTCTTAAAGGACCCGCTTTCGAACCGATTTTTATCACAAACTATGATGAGTTTTTGACAATATTTGGTGGTTTGAGTCCCGTAAAATTTGGTAACGATAAACCAAAGTATGAATTACCTTACATAGCTAAAAGTTATCTAACTGAATCAAATCAGTTATTTGTAACTAGAACATTAGGTTTAACTGGCTTTGATGCCGGTTCTGGTTGGGCCATAGTTTCAAGAGCAAATTATGATCCTTCAACAATTGTTACTTCAAGTAATAATATCTACAACTGTTTAGGACAAATTTTAACAATATCTTTTACTAGTGTCAGTGGTGGTACTCCTGGTACTTACACAGGTATTACAGCAACTGGTGGTAGTGGTTCCGCAGCCTCTTTCGACGTAACTGTTGATTCTTTTAGTGCTGTTACCGCAGTTACAATTTCTGTAGCAGGTACAGGTTATTTAACTGGAGATACTTTAACAATTTCAGGTTCTTCTATTGGTAACACAACATCAGATTTATTAATCACTGTTACATCAATTGACTGTGTTTCTGGTAGTACTTTAATTGTTGGTACACCTTTTACAGCCTCTTTTACTGGTTCATCTTATTCTAATATTAGTGATGCTAATGCACAGTATTTATACAACTTAGGATTGTTCCCTAATGGACCAACTTTAACTACCGCTTCTATTCCTGGAGTAACAACAACATACCCACAAGGTATTGTTTTTGACAGGACTGTTGGTACTAATTTTACTGGTGTTTCAGCAACAATAACTTTTATATCAGGTGCTTCTTTAAGTGGTATAGTATCGGGTACAGTAGTAACTTACAGTGCTAGTGCTTACACACAATACGAAGGTATGGTATTAGCTGTTTTAAGGTCTAGAGCTAATTACGTAAATGATGTATTATATTGGTCTACTTACCAAGGTGGCGCTACAGGTTTAATTGGTGGATTAACTCCAACTTTAACTAATCCTTTAGCTCAATTTAGTTTATCAGCTTATACAGATATATCTTTATCAGCCGTCTCGGTATACGATGTTTCTTTAGATAGAAATAATAGAAACTACATAACAGGTGTGTTAGGTGAAGATTGTCATGATAGAGGAACTAGAGTTTATGTAGAAGAAATTTATCCTAACATGTTACAAGACTTATTAGACAATGACTATATTCTTGGTTTAAAACAAGAATTAGTTTATATGGATAATATTGAAAACTACAAACAACAATATCAAACACCTGAAACTCCTTGGGTAGTATCTGAACTTCGTGGTAATGAAGTGATTAAATTATTTAAATTTATTTCAATATCTGATGGTACAGCTGCTAACACTGAAATTAAAATTTCAATTCAAAATATTGACCTTGATAACAAGCAATTTGATGTGATAGTTAGACAGTGGAATGATACTGACGCAAATCCTTCAATACTTGAAAGTTACCCTAAATGTAATTTAGATGTTAGTTCTAACAATTACATAGCAAGAAGAATTGGTACTGCCGATGGTGAATTTACATTAAATAGTAGATTTATTATGATGGTTATGAATGAGAACGCACCTACCGACTCTTTCCCGGCCGGTTTTGAAGGTTATATTGTTAGAGATTATTTTGGTAACACTGTTACTTCAGCAACGGATGTTTTATACATACCGCCTTTTATTGACTATAAAACTTCTTACGACCTTACAAATGAAAGACTTAAAAAAGTTTATTTAGGTATTAGTAACACAAAAGGAATCGATTCGGACATGTTCCAATGGAAAGGTTTAACTGAAAACGATACTTATTGGACGGCAACAACTAAAGGTTTCCACATGGATAGTGGAGCAACAATAGCAGGTAACTTCTCTGTTGGTCAATTTGGTTTCACCGATGTATTATCTATTCAAGGTACTACTTATGAAAGTGCGGTAGCTAGAAAGTTTACATTAGTACCTTACTTTGGTTTTGATGGTTGGGATTGTCACAGAAGATCTAGAACTAATACTGATAGATACCGTGTAGGTAAAGCTGGATTTACAGCTGGTTTAGCCAACGGACAATTTATCCAACTTGGGCCTCAAGACGGTACTTCTGACTTGTACGCTTATTTTAACGCTATTAAAACTTTTGCTAATCCTGAGGCTGTTAACATTAACGTGTTAGCAACACCTGGTATTGATTACGGTGATAACGCTTATTTAGTTCAAGAAACTATTGACATGGTTGAAGAACAAAGAGCTGACTCTGTTTATATCTTAACTTCACCAGAGAATGTAACTTATGATACATCTGATGATACAGTTGGTTTTGGATTTAACTCCGTGTCAATTAACGACGCAGAATCTTTAGTTGATTTGTTAGACGCAGCGGACATTGATTCTAACTACACCGCCACATATTGGCCATGGATTCAAGAAAGAGATACTGAAAATAATGTTAACGTTTGGTTACCAGCAACTCTTGAAGTTTGTCGTAACATCGCTTTAACAGATAACGTAGCTTTCCCATGGTACGCAGTGGCTGGTTACACTAGAGGTTTAACAAACGCTCTTCAAGCTCGTATCAAACTTACTGAAGATGATAGAGATACTCTTTACGAAGGACGTGTTAATCCAATGGCAACTTTCACTGATGTTGGTGTTGTAATTTGGGGTAACAAAAACTTACAAGTTAAAGATTCTGTTCTTGACAGACTTAACATTAGAAGATTGTTGTTACAAGCTCGTAAATTAATTACAGCGGTTGGTATTAGATTGTTATTTGAACAAAATGACCAAATCGTAAGAAACCAATTCTTAAACTTAGTTAACCCAATCTTAGATAATATTAGAAAAGAAAGAGGTTTAGCTGATTTTAGAGTTCAGTTATCTAATGACCCTGAAGAAATCGACAGAAATGAAATGAGAGGTAAGATATTCTTAAAACCAATACCTACCTTAGAATACATTATTATCGAGTTCAATGTTACTCCTACAGGAGCATCTTTTGATAATGTTTAATCTTTAAATAATAAATAAAAAGTCCACTTCGGTGGACTTTTTTGTTTTTAATAACTATTTATATATGTAGGAATAACTTATATAAATATTTTACCATGAAAATAGAGTTAACATGTCAATGTTGTAATAAACCTTTTGAAACCGAATTTAAATTTAGAGATAAAAAATTTTGTTCTAGGGATTGTTATTTTGAAGACGTTAGAAACGGTAAGACAAAAATGGGCCGAAAAAAAGATGAAACCATTAGAGAAGTTAGAGAATGTAAAGTTTGTAATAAAGAGTTTGAGGTTAAGAAAAAACACTCCAAAGAAATTTGTTCGGACGAATGTAGATTAGTATGGGGTGAAAAAGATAGTGTTAAAGAAAAAAGATTAAGCTCTATTAAAAAAACTGTACAAGAAAAATATGGTGTTAATCATATTTGGCATATAAAAGATATACATCAAAAAACAATTAATAGTCGGGACATGGGATTGGTTGTTGAAAAGCAGAAGGAAACTGTTCGTAAAAAAACTTTATCAAAATTAATACCAAAATTAGAATCCAATAATTTAAAATTACTCTCTAATTATATGACAAATAAAAATGGTAACACATCACTGTCATATGAATTTGAGTGTTCAGTTTGTGATCATAAATTTACAAGTACTTTATTAGAGTGTGGTATCATACCAAGATGTAGTAAATGTCATCCATCACAGAAAGATTCTAAACCACAGTTATTTATTCAAGAATTTTTAAATCAAAAAAATATAAAATATAT